CGTGCCTGTGAAAGATAACCATTAGCTACCTGTAATTGTCTGGCGGCATAATTAGAGTGTTCATCGGTTACCTGGTCAAGTGACATATAAGCACGAGCCTCATCGATGTATCCTCTTGCTGTCTGGACTTCTCTTGCAGCGTAATCACCATACCGTCCTGAAGTTGTTGCCAGTGACAGATATGCGCTGGCTTCCTGAAGATAATTATTAGCAGCTTGTAATTCCCTGCCGGCTGTATTGTTCAGATCAATTTGCGGACTGCCACCTATATTTATCTTGTTGATATAAGTACGAGCTGATTGAATATCCGTAATCGCTTGTGTAATCTGTCCATTTACTTCATCAATAGCAGATACGGCAGAAGCTCTTTCATCATCTATCTGTGCTCTACCAGTTGTAAGGTCACTAACAGATTTGTCAAGTTCTATAGCTATTTTATCAAGTGCAGTAATCGCTTCAGTGCGCTTATCACCTATCAAGGCACGCCCAGAAGTAAGGTCTGAAAGTGCTGTATTTATCACGCTTGTAACAGCATCAATAGCAGTCGTGGCTTCAGTGTACTTGCTTTCAATGAATGTTCTACCGGAAGTAAGGTCAGTGATTGCTTTATCTATCCGTGCTGTCATATTATTAACAGCAGTATTGAGTTCCGTGAGTTTTGCCGATGCAGCACTTAACCGTGTTCTGGCTTCATTTATCCATCTCAAGAGAAGTTTACGTACCGCTCCAAGAACAAGTACGTTTTCTTCCTGGGGATTTAATGATGAACTATCCAGTGTCAGTCGATGGACGGTGTTACAGCAAACAAGAGCCACGTCCTTACGGTATAATACAGTAGCACCATCTTCGCTATCATAGAATTTTACTGGTAATTCAAGGTTAAGGTTTTCATCATCGGTAATTCGTAAGACCTTATACCAGTTGGATGCCTTTTCTGGTTTAATAAAGTCACCTACGGCAAGTTCCGTCTTAAAAGCCGTACCAGTTCCGACAACAGCCGTACTGCCAGCAGTGAAGTCCATCGTGCCTGTTAATGTACCAGATGTCCCCGTTTTCTCAAATAGTGAGTCATATACAAGTTCGTAAATGTTCTCACCAATATTGATAACATCATGATAGTTTCTTTCACCAACAGGATATTCAACGTGTTCTACACTGATAAGGTCACTGATTTCGCTTACGTCAATAACTTTAGTACCAGCATTTGTTAGAATCGGGACATTCTTTACCAGTGGCGAAGCGACTGATATATCAACTAGAGCTTCGTAAATAGCACCCTTAATCTGGTCAGTGGTGAAGTCAGTAACACCATTAACATCTACTTCATCACGTAGAATCTGGCGTACTTTGTCACTTACACTGTCAATTGTTATTGTCATGTGACCTCCTTATTCCGGAGCTACTTCACCTTCACAGTATTCCCTTAAAGTTTCCTCATCCATTGTCTCGGCAAGTTCAGCCGCCTGGTCACTGTAATCAGGTGGTGTCTCTCCACGCTTAATAGATAGAGCTATACAAAATAGCTGCTGTTGTTCTCTACTTGTTGCTGGCATTATTATACCTCCTCTGTTGCGAGTACAGTTACCGTACCATTAGCACCGGCAGTAGCGTTTTTAAAGTAAAGTTTAGATATATCAATACGTTTGAAGTATAGTGTACCGTTTACCGCCACGGTAAAGGTTTGTGCTGAAGAATTACCGAATAATTGTGCATTACCAGTAACGACAATATGAGCATCATTGAGAAACTTTGAAGCGGTTTCGAATCGTCTTGCTGTATCTACAGTAGCAGTGTCAGCTTTAAGATACGGTGTGCCCGTACCGTGTAAAGTATCGAGTTTGTTTCCTAGTGTCTTGAGTCGGTCAAGTACAGTATTAGCAGTTGGTGAATCTTCGACTTTTCCTATAACCTCGTTGCCATTCGAGTCCTTGAGTAATCTGGTTGGTATTGCCATAATTGTCCTCCATATTCATTATGCTTTTAGCAGACTATCACCTTTATCATTGTTATTTTACCTGTTTCTTTTTTGTAACTCGTTTTCTCCTGGGTTTGGATGTTTTAGGTTTTGCCACTTCAATGGATTCTTTTACAGTATTCTCATCTGCATGTATAATCTCGGCTTCTATATTAGATGTCGCTGTTATGGTATCAGTTACTTCAGTGACAACTTCAACCTCTACAGGCTTTTCGAGGTTGATAAAATACTTCATCGGGAAATCATCAGGCAGATTGTATACTTTCCCTTCTTCACAGTATCTGTCTCTGATATAACAGGTCTTAATACACTGAGCTTTCATAATACTCCTTTTTATTAAGGCGGAGAGGATATAAACCCAACTCCGCCTTAATTATTTAAGCCTCTGCTGGCAAAGCGAATACCGTAACTCTCCATTGACCAGCACTGGCATCTCCAGTAGTGATAGTTACAATTAAGTCTTTTGTCTCGACTAATGTACCACAGGCTACTTTTACATCACCAGCGTCCATTGCATCCAAAATACCGGTGGCAAAGAACTTGTCGGTATCGCCTGTCTCTCCAATTATTGGATTACTGGATGTTAATGTATGAGCTTCTTTCGTGATACATTCTACGATAATAGTAACAACTCTGTTACCTTCACCGGTTACATTACCTTCCATGATTTCAACAGGAGAAACAGTATTGTAGCTAAACAATTTAGAAGATGCAAGACCGGATGTAACTAAAGCTGATACGGTTGAATTAGCGGCGATAAGAGCACCAAGATTCGTACCAGTTATTTCAGTAGTACCAGCTTTTAGGATTGCAGTTGTTTCTATTTCAAGCTTTTTACCAGCAAGAATAGTAGCACCAGCTTTGAATAATTGTTTCCACGGAACATAAACTGCCATGACAAAACCTCCTTATATTTGTTTTGGCAGGGGAAAGGAGATATTATTTCCCTTCCCCTGGCATGGCTATTCTTTTATTTAGACATCGAGAGCAACGAAAGCAGTGACATTAAATTCGGTGGCTGCCGTTGTGCAGTCATATACCAGTCCAAGATACCGTTCTGCTATACCAGGTGGAATAGGTATGACGATTGGAGTCATACCTGCGGATATAGCTGTATACGGTAGAACTTTCCGTATAATTTCGGTACCAAGACTATCAGTAGCACCAGTCTGGACAATAATATCTACTTGAGTATTGCTACCAGCCGTATATTTGTCTACAATGACCACGATATAAAGCTGGCGTCCCTCGCCAATGTCACGCAAAACAGCCGATAAGTCTACAACATTACTGGAAGTTTTGGTGCTATTTGCTTTTACATCCTGCCCATCGCTAAAGAGTAACTGATTATCAACGTACATAATTTTTCTCCTTTATTTATTTTCCTGCCCTATCTATGCTGATACTACTGATTCAATATTAATCAATGCATCGCAGATATGAATAGGGGCATCAAGGAATGACACGATTGGTTTACCGGCAGGCATATCAATTGTCAGGTTAACATTGCTCTTGTTCTGTGCCTGCTTGTGCAGGTACTTGGCAACCGTCTTGTTGCAGTAGATGAACGTCTTTGCCATGTTACCAAGAGCATCAGTCGGTCTGGCGTAGTATGCCTCAATCATCAGATTCATTAAATCTGCACCAGAGCCTGCATCTCCAGTTAGGTCACTCACATCAATGTTGGCAATCCTGATAACATAGCGAGGATCGAATACTGCCATACCAAGATTCCAAACAAAGTGAGTACGATATACCTCATACATCAGCCCATTGGAGTCAACAGAGGTATTCTGTCCCAAATCTTCGATAGAGAGTCCGGCTTTACTTCCCTTCGGGTAAATCAGTGAGCAGGTAAGCGGTCCCCACGTGATAAACCATATCGAGGTATTGTCAGTGCTAGAGCCACCAGCATTGAGTACAGTATCTCCGATTTTATTTTTGCGTGGTGCTAACCCGTGCATCTTTTCCGGGTCTACATTTTGATTAGCATAGAAGATAGAAGTAGCCGCAGTCTTTGAAAGACCAGCAATGAATCTTTTATCCTGTGTAGCCCTGTAGGCAACGGCATTACCACCAAGATTGGCAAGAGCCACGTCTACTTGTGAGTAAGTTTCCAGCAATCCGCAAGTTTCAGTAACCTGTTCATGAGTACCTTTTTCGGGAGAAACACCTTTATTCAGTAGTCTCCAGGAACCAGTAGGCTCAGATGAACTTACAGTAAATCGGTGTCCAGTAGGAAGATTACCTTCCATTACATTCGCATCTTCAATTATCGGGTTTGAAGTCGATAGCACATCAATGACGGTATCAATACCACCACCAGGAGCCTCGACTTTCGCATAGTCAATAAGGGTTTGATAACTTCCCCCTATAGTAGTCATTTATTTATCCTCCTTTATATTACTTAAAATGTGTTGGGTACATTGCTTTGAGGGCATCGATTGCAGCACCTCTTGTCTGACCGGAGTCTGCTTTCGGAATAGGTGTTCGCTTTTCATTACCACCAATACTTTTCATAAACGAAGCCATTTCCTTAATCTGCTCTACATTGGTTAAGCCTAGCTTCTGGCATCTTGTTTTGAGTTCGTTGGCATCAACACCACTTTCTTTAGCAATATTCCAGATAGTTATTTCAGCTTTCGTTTCTTTTGCCAGAGCTATTTCAGAACTTAATTCAGCTCTTTCTTTTTCAAGTTTAGCTTTTTCTGCTTTAAGCTCCGATTTTTCTTTCTGGAGAAGTCGCCTTTGCTGTAGCAGATTAAGCCTGTCTGGATTATCGCGCGCTGCTGATTCTTCGGCTTCGTCTATCCTCGCCTGAATCTCTGCAAGTTGCTGTTGGTTACTTTGCAACTCTTGTTCCAGTTTTTCCATTGAGGCTTTATAAGCTTTAGCCTGTTCCTGTGCCGCTTTCAGTTCACGACCCATCTTTGCCTTTTCATCAGATAGCCGTTTCTGAAATTCCTCCACTGTCAGAGTTTGAGTTTCCGGTTTTTCTGAAGTCACCTTTGACGTTGCATCAGAAGTCTGTCCCTCTATAGGAAGAGAGTCCTGTGCCGTCTTTGTAGGTTCGTCCATCATTTTGTATCCCTCCTTATTACTATAATTATAACATATTATGTCAATAGATTATTTTAATCAATTCTATCCCACGGTAATTCACCTTCATAAGCAATTTCTTCTTCGGCTTCTCGTAACTCTCTCTCAAATTTCTCTTGTGGTGTTTCACCAGCACGTCTTTCTTTTTCTTCAATTGATATAGATACTTTACCGGTTAGTAACATCCATTCATCAAGGTCTCTGTGATTCCACCGGAAATTATCTTTCTCTTTTGTAGTCTTTAGTTTCTTGTATTGCAGATAAAGGTCAAATACTTCTCTGGTTGGTACTTTATCAAATGATTTTTCCTCCCATATACCAGCATCTACCATAGCTTTATAGAACTCTGGATTCTCCATAAGGAACCAATCTCTTTCATAGAATTCATCAGTCCCAGTACGTTCTTTCCAGTCATCAGGTTTCTCAAGTTTATCGTCAACGTACCAGTTAATATAAGCATCGTGCAAGTGTTCAGGTAACCCCATATCATAAGCTTCTATCATTCGTCTTGCTTTAGCATATTCAGGATTATTCTGTAGGTACTCCATTCTTCCTTGTCGGTCAAGTTCATTAAATTCAACTTTATTATCATGCCACTTAACTTCAAGTTTGAGAGATTCTAGCGGGCGTTCTGATACAGTAGCATTAATAACTTCTGCGAAATCTGGATTTTCTTTTAAGAACAATTGTTGATGATCGTAAGATGGCTGTTCATAGTATTCAACGTAAACCGGTATATATTCAACTGGTATATTTCTCTGATAGGCTTCTCTTGTTCTACGAGCAATTCGATAATCCTCATTAGCTTTAAGGTAGGCTTCTCTAGCTTCCATGTCATCACTTGGTATGGACTCATAAGCAATATCATGCTCACGATAGTCTCGATTGATTTTGAGCACTTCAATGTTATCAGTAATGGGAGACCAACCACGATGTTCTTCTCCCCATTCTTCCCAGCGTGGATTCTCAAGTCGGAAAAGCTTTACTTCTGAACTGGATGCGCCATACTGTCGCTGAAGTTCAAAGTATTCAAAGTATGTTGGTACAAGACTACCAGATGGTAGACCTGTATCACCCATCGCTTCGAGTGGTATACCTAATTCCTTACTCCATTGTTCTACTAGATTATATGCCTCAAGAGATTGTAATTCTCCACCATATCCCCACAACGCAAGTCTGGCATCATCTTCTGGATGAGTTGTTCTCCATTCAGCCCTAAAATCTCTTGCAAAATCAGGATAATTCTTAAGAAATTCCTCTCGTTCATCTTCATCTTCAATCTCTTGATATTTTAACCACCAGTTAATATATTCAACTGGTATATTGCCTTCAACGTAATCTTTATAATCCATATCTTTAATAGGTTTATAAGGCAATTTCCAGTAATCACGTGATAGTTTTTCAGTGTCCTCACCACGTCTTATCCAGAGAGGATTAAGTCCATCAAGGAATCGTTCTTGATTCAAATATTTAAGAACACGTTCGTAACCATCCATACCCCACTTGTCTATGAATTCATCAAGTTTCTTGTCTCTTGCATCAAAGTCAAAATCGCCATTCGGTTTGTACAGTTCTTCATTATGCATAATAGAAGCCATATAGTCAGCTAACATAATATCATCCATGAAACCGTACTTATCGCCAGCACCTTCTTTGTTTTCAAAGAAGTTATATATCTCGGAGTAATGTTCGTCACGTGCAAAACTGGAAATAATATAGCCGTAATTACTTCCTCTTTCAGCTGCCTTTTCACGAAATTCTCTAGTAGTTATTTCTCCATTCATCAATTGTCGACAGAGTTCATCAATAAATCCGTAATAAACGTCTCGCTCTTCTTGCATCCGACCTTGCCATGCTTTCCATACAGGGTTATTTCGCATAGCACTATCTGCTTGTGCAATTTGATATAATTCAAACAAATCAGGATAACCAGTTAGCAAGTCAGCTTTCTGAAAACCTGTAAGATGTTTCCATTCAAGTTTGCCTTCTCTCCAAGCGTTTAACTGATTCTCTTCTAGTTGTTCTTCTGGTATTCTCTTGATATATTCATTCGCTAAGTCATAGAAGTCTACCCATGCACTTTCAGGGAAGGTACGTAGACCGAATGCAGCGGCTATCGGGACTATCGCCCTAGCCAATCCTTCAGGTATTTCCTGTTCACGCGCCAACCCGGGAACAAGCCAGTTGATTCCATTTTCCATCCAGATAGGTTCAAACCTCTTTGCTATATACATGGTATATTCTTCCCATGTTTCTAAAGGATAACCAAGAAAATCTTTTCCAGTTGATAATTCAAACGCTGTGCTGAAAAATGGAGATGAACGAGAATACCACCATTGAATGAATGGGTTATCCTGTTTATTCAAACTTCCATATTTCATTATTCGTACAAGGTCAATCCGTTCTCTCTCTCCAACCTCTTCTACTGTAGCCATAATATTACCGGCAAGTCTAACTAATCCGTACCAAAAACCACCAATACCGATATTCATATTATCAACTTCTATTGACATCATTTTACCACTGGGTTCCCAATTTACTTCATTTGTTATCGGATCAGTAACAACACCAAAACCTTTAAGCACATCTTCCCAACATTCCTCATGACTCTTACCATTTAATGCCGATATAGAATACTGGATTCCACTATAAGCTATAGAGCCTGCTCCGATCAAACCACCAATTGCCTTACGTGCTTCCGCACCTGTGTATCCTCCACGAAATAAATCAGCTAGAACGGTAAGACAGGCACGTGTATAGTTCGGAGCAAACCATACAAATGTTTGTTCAATCTGGCGTGTAGTCAACGGAACACCCATAGCTGTAGCATCGGTTACACCTGTTATACGATCCAGTGTTCTAGCAAGATCGTATTCTTTCCCTAATCTCTTAGCTTTTGGAGAAAGCACTTTCCAGAACTCATCTCTTATATATTCGGTTGTGACAGCGAAGTTAAAGGCACCACGTTTGTAAGGCTGTATCTCCATTAGTTTTTGTGCCATCATAGTCTGAGCTTCAATTCGGGCATAATCGCTTCCTTGAGCACTACCCAAATGTGCTATTCTCTCCATTTGCACAGACCGATTTTTGCTCAACATCTTGTAAACAGTATCAGGATCAAACATAGCTCGTACATTATAATAAAGAGCTCTATACCATGCACCCATTAATTTTGTCCCAACCTTTGGGTCGAAAAGCAAATATGAATGAGCTAACCCCCAAGATGGTAGACCCTGCACAACACTGCCAGAGAAGTCAAGTACAGCTTTGGTCATGCGAAGAATACCAGCTACATCGCTTGTTACACGAAGAACACCTATACCTTTATCATATCCGAAAAATTTATTGAATGTATCAATAAATTCAGTGGTATATATCTTACCGGATGCAAACGGTTGTGGTAGGAATCCCTCGCCAGTTGCTGGTAGCTTTAACGGTTCAAGTATGCGCTGCTTTTCAGCTTTCGCTACATAATAAGTAGTCTTTTTAGCTTGAGCCATCGCCTTTACTTCAGCTCGAAGTTCCTTTAGCTTTGCAATACGCTGCTTTTCAGATAGAAAAGCAGGAGTCTCATATTGTATTCTGGCAATAGCAGTATCGCCTTCTAGCCCTTTGATTCCTTCTATCTTTGGTCTTATAACCGTAGGTATAGCATCTTCACGCAAGCCAGCTTTTTTCCATAACTGGACAAGTTGTTTGTACTCTTCCATTGGTATTTCTATGACCTTTTCGGT